ATTATCACCAATAGGATTGACTGTTACCATCTGGTCAAGTCTAATATCTTTTGCCTTTGCCATTAATTATTTCTCCATCTTTTTCGATGCTTTTCTACTACTTGTTTAGTTTTTACATCCTTAATAGATTTCCTTGCATACCTATCTGCAAGTGGACTATCTGGATGTGCATCTGTAACTCTACTTAAAACTTCTTTCCAACCAGCATCAGTTTTACCGTCAAGTGTACCTGTTGTTGAAACAATACCAAATGGTACTGGTACTTGTGAAATGTGAGGATTTTTTTCTAGGAGCTCTTCTCTGCGAGAGTTACTAAGGAAGTCATCAAATTCCTCACCTGTTTCATTATTTCTGAATCTGTACGTTGGCATTACTATATTTCTCTTCACTTAGTTCCTTAATTCTATTTAGGAGTCCATAATATGCCTCCGTCATATTTCTAAGGTCACTTCTTAATATTTCGTTTTCTGCCTCTAACGTGCCAATCTTTGCTCTAAGATTAGGCAACTCGTAATTCAGATTGTCCACCGTCATACCAATATGGCCTTTCTCTTTCTTTCCATGTTGCGAACCTACTCTTTGCAACATTGTAAAAATTACGATACGCTTGAACTGTATCACCCTCTACCATGCATTCTGGAAACGCCTGCATCGCCTGTGGAACTGGTGTATGCCCCATAACACTAGATGGCATATTCTTAGGTGGTTCTTGTAACAACCACCAATAATCTTTTGCACCATGTTCTTTATTATACCTATATGTGTATTCATCACATAGTAGTCTATAATATGTATATAACATCATATAATTTTCTCTACACATACGAACCCATTTATTTGTAGGATGATTTACATGGCCTGCAAGAAAAAGGTGTTTATTCATCTTGTAGTCTGGATGTTTCCATCTTTTAATCTTACGTCCATTTGCAGTCTTTCCATAGTATTCAGTACCATCTAAAACACGATGTGCCGTACAGAGCATTTGTTTGTACTCTGTCGGCATCTTTACAACGTGTTTATCACAGTGGTATTGAACTGACTTGAAAGGGTCTTCATCTAACCAAAATAAGTTCATTCTTTACTCCCATCTGTAAAATATGTGATCTTCAATCTCAATAGTCTTTGTCTTTGTCTTTGCCCAGTCTGGTGAAACATAATCTGCATGATAATGTGTTGCACCTTCTGTTATATCTAATATATCCATAGTACCAGAAACAACTCCTTCTGTCAATTGGTAAATTGAATCAAATGTTTCGGTATCATAAATCTTATCAGATTTGCCATCGCAATACCAACTGAACTGGCACTTATGTCGAATAGGTATCATTTCGCCTGTACCTTTCCAACTAGGACGATGTGGGCCTTGTTTCACAACTTCACAAATCGTGTTTGGAAATCTATCATCATTCACACGATTTATAGTTACAGAAATGACTGCCATCTGTCCAGCCAGTGGTTGGTTTCTTGCCTCGTGATATACATTCTCTGCGAGACAAGTTGCCTCTATTCTATTGAACTCATCCCACTTACCTACAGTCATACTGTTAAAGTCTACATCATATGCATAGGTTGGTGTCGAAAGAGTTAGAAAAGATGCTAGAAAAGTTTCTATCATTGAGTAAGTATCTCCATGTTAGTTAGTGATTCTTCTGAATCTAGTTTATGTTGCTCATCAACAGAATTGTCAAGTTCTTTCCAAGCCTTAGTTGAACGTATCTTTGATAAGAGCATCCTATCTTTTCTAAGTCGGTTCATAATAATCTTATTCGCCTCCTTATCAGAATACTCCAATAAAACATAAGCACGATACTGTGTACCGTTGGCAACTACAGAACTTTCAGAAACTTTGTATCCAGCAACATCTACATCTGCAATGATATTTTTTGTTGCCTTTTCTACTTCTGAAAGAATAGAAGTGTCGGTTGCTTCTGAACCTATCTTTGCAATAAAGGATTTGGTTTGAGAACGAACCTTACCATTAATCCTATCTGCAAGAGTTGTCTTTGCATTCAATACTGCAATATCCACAGTAAGTTGCAAATCTGGTGTGACAGCAGTTCCTACAGAATAAATTGCAGTCTCACTAGTTGGTGGTTTCAAGAACCACTCAGGCATAATCTCAATCTGATCGACTACTGCCTTTGCCTTGTATTCGTAAACCTCTTTGGCCACGATACTTTCTGGTGGTACGTTTGTCAATGTCTCCACCGTTTTGTTGGAACTGCAAGCACTAACAAGTACAACAGAACCAAGAAGTATGATCTTCTTCATGTTATATCCCTTCTAAAAGTTTCACTAGATCATCACGCATTCCAGATTCGGTGAACAAGTCACTTAATACTGAACCGATTTGTGGGTAGTATGTTATTAGAACAATACCCAATATAATACCAATTATAATCTTGAACATTAGTAACAGTCCGTTCCGCCGGTTTGCCAATTTGCATAACACTTCCCTGCCTTCCTATGTGGATTGCCAAAGGATATTGTTATACCCCCAATAGTAAAGCCTTGACTTCTATTTGGTATATACTGTACCACAGGAGCAGGCGTTACGTCAATAATTTTTCTAGAAATAATTCGTTCAGTAATAACAGGTTCGCCTTCTTGAATTACAGTTGTACCATCAATCACAGTCATATCATTTTTTGGATTTGGTGGTACTTCCCATCCTGGCTCTGCAACAATTACATCTTTAGTAGAACAATTCATTTCCGTTTTTGCTGTCAAAACTTCTGGTGAAACTTCACTGATGATATTCTTTTTGGCCTTGACAGTTGCTTGTTCACAAGCGTCATTTTCTGTCATGTCAGGCCCAAATACATAAGAACCTTCAGTATCATATGTTGTACCATCAATCGTTACATCCATAGACATAATACATTTTCTGGTATCCTCAACATACGGAAAAACCTTCTTATCAATATTTGAAGTCTTTTCGATATGTTGTGTCCAATTTGTTTCTACAGTTTTATCGTATTCACATGGTGCATCTGCAAAGGCTGGGTGACAACCAGAGATAGATGCAATGAGAACACATGAGGTCAATCTACCCAACATTAAACATTTCTCCTATTCTATCACCAATACAATCATTCCTATATTTACACTTCTGGTAAAGTTCAATAACCAACTCGGGCGTAGATACACAACCAGATAGTGCAAATATAATGAACAATAGACTAAATTTCTTCAAAACCAAATGCCGCAACCTTGTACTTAGTAGTTCCAACCAACATCTGGTCACCAACTGAAGTGGAACGTAATCCCATTCCATCAACAATCTCACCCATAACAGTTACATCATCGTTACCATCTTGTGGCATCTTTAATGACCAACTGTCCATGATGTTCTGTGTCCACCGATACGCATACTCAAGTTTTTCATCGGTTGTCATACCTTCTTTGGTATGTACCAGAGCAACTGTGCGTGGTGAATCTTCAAACGCAGTATGAATAACTGCAACAGGCTGATTTTCATTACTTGGCATCATTACACTGCCTCCAACATTGAAAAGGGAACATTATAACCAGACGTAGCACCACTGATAGGGTTAGTCACCATATCAACAATCGCTCTTGTCTTGTTTATTTTTCTGATAGTGCCAGGTGTCTTTTTTGTTTTCTGAACAACATAAACTCTTTGTCCAACTGACAAACCATTTTTGTTCTTCATAATTTTAAGTTCTGAAGCGAACTTTTGTAATTCTGTCAACTCACTCACTGACATACCCATAAGGGATTTTTGCATTTCATTACTAATCATAATATTTTCCTCTCTATATGTAATATGACCAATTTTCATTCCAAAGACTTGTAACTGCATCTTCGGCAATACCAATATCGAATGAAGTTTTCAATCCAAGTGTCTCGACTACGAAAGCCTTAACCTCAGAGATATCTTCTGATTCGGAAATCTTCTCTTCCAAACCTTCGATTGCATAGACATCCTCTTCGATGTCCATAATGTAACTCTTAACTTTTCCCATATTTTCCTCTCTTTCTCAATCTTACATAGCTATATTATCAAATGATTCGCTAGTTGTCAAGACTTTTTGTAATATGTCTTGTACAAATAATCCAACTTGTTAATCTCTGGATGAGCCCTAATCCACATTCCTGTGTGTGGTTCAAAATGATTTTTGAAAAACTTATCCATCAAAGCATTTCCAGTTTCTTCTTTTGGATTTATCTTCAAACTCAATTCATCAAACTCATGGTCTGACATAATACTATCACCCTTGAACTCATAGGCATAAGCCGCAACTGACAGTATAATTCTATTTCTTATTTCTTTAGAGTACATCTGCATCCCATACTAGTTGAGCAAGTTTGTCT